GCATTCATTGCTGTGTATAAAGATTTATGATAACCCTTAGCGTCTATCAAAGTAGAATTTTTATCGACAAACTTTGCCATAAAATTATTTGAATCGCTTTGGATATTTTTGACCTCTTCAGCGTTGTTTACATTAAACCTGTATTTTTTGTCACCGACGTTATATTCAAAACCTTTGAACTTGTCGTTGAAAACGCTATTTGTTTTCTGTGTAAAAATATCAGAGTTTGTTTTAACTGTTTTTTGAGTTGCTTCTGACTCCTTGTTGTACCTATTAAAGAAATCAATTGCTTTTTGTTGCTCGCTTGTAAGCTTGCTTCCAGCTTTGATCTCGTCATAGTATTTAGACTTTTGCCCGTCTAGGTGGCTTTTAGCGCTGGCAACTTGCTCTTTAAGCGCTAATTTCTTTCTACGTATATCTCTATCGTCGTCTACATCTTCGTCGTAAGAGAACGTGTCTTCCATAAGGAAGTTAATTTCTTCGTTATCTAAATGAGGTTTTGTTTGCTTGTAATATTCACGTAATAGATTTTGATCATCTAATTTTGAATAATCTTGGTTAAGCTTAACATAGTCACTTAAATCTCCTCCAGTTTCCTCCATAAAGTCCATTAACTTTTGGATATTTTCTGGTAATTGTTTTCCAGTAGCTTCAGCTTCTGCTACAGCCTCTTCAACCTGCTGTTCTACTTCTTCAACTTCTTCTTCAGTAATTTCTTCTAATACTGGAGTTTCTTGTGTTTCAGCTTCTGGTTGCGCTTCTGTTTCTTCAGTAACTTCTGTTACCGATTCTGTTTCTTCAGTTTTTTCCTCTGCCACAACTTCAGTTCCTTCTTTCTCTTGTGGTGGAGCGCTTAAATCTACTTTAATAACACTGTCGTCACCAGCAGATTCAAATTTACTTTCATCGACTTGTTCAGTCGTTTCTTGGGTAGTCTCTTCGACTACTTTTTCATTTTCTTCTTCCATAATATAATATAATAATAATTAATAAATTCTAACTAGGGTCAAACGAACCTAAATCAAACCCCCCACCTAGTATATCATTACCTGCGGACTCAAAGTTTTTAGGTGGTTTTCCACTATTTCTTTGCTCAATCATCTCTGATTGTTGTGTTGCTTGTATTTTTGTTCTTTCGTCTTTACGATCTTCTTTTTGTTTTTCTCTATCTTTTACTCCATCAACCTCAACCCCTTTAAGCTGCATATTGTATTGAAATTCTAAAGCCATTAATTCTTTTTTAAGTACAACTTCTTGTTGCATTTTACCAGCTTCAATTTCAGCTTTCATTTGTTCAAAAGAAACTTTACCTTGCATTAATGCTTGCTCTTTTTGAACCTCAGCTTGAGCAGCGGCTTGAGAAGCTTGGGTGTTAGATTGTGTTTGTGCTTGGATGTTTTCCATTTGTAATCTTCTGTCTCTTGCGTCTTTCTTTTTTCTCCTTATTTTTAGCATTTGGTTTGCTAGTTTAACACTACGTATTTCTCTAAGGTCAATAGCATCTTCTAGCTCAATGCTTTTTTGCTGTAGCGCCATTTGAATGTTGTTTTCTAGCCTACCCTTTTCCTCTTCGTCTGGTTGTAATTCTATAAAAATACCAAAATCATATAAATGTAGTTCTGACATCTCCTCTAGTGTAGCAACGTTGTGAGCGCCTATTGCTTGTATAAAAGCATTTCTAGTAGGAGAATACTCTATAACATCAGATATCCTAAGCGATAAACACTCAGCCGTCTGAGCTGTTAAAAACAACCCAGCTTGTAGTATGTGTCTTGTTGCTGTGTTTGAGTTTGCTGCCGCAAGTTTTTGAACACCAACTAAAGCGTTTTTATCCGGCATACTACCATCTCTAGCCTCGTTAAGACCGGTTACGTCTCTAATCATTTGCAAATAGTAGTTATACGTACCTATTAAGGCTTGCATTTTATTTCCACCAGAACCTGATGTAATTTCTTGAATAGGTATTTTGCCTGGATTCATGTCTCCCTCGCTTGTAAAGCTTCTTCCAATAACAGATCCTGTTTGGAAGAACATGTTTAAAGCTTCTTGTGGATTATAGTTTGTTCCATTTCCTAAATCAACCTCAGCCAAGCCATCGGCGTCCAAGTAAACACCATCTGGAACCATTCTTGACATTACTTGTTGTAACTTAAGATGTGTCAACTGTATCATATCAGCAAAACCAGTTACACGCTTTACTAGCGAATCTATTTTGCCATTATACATTCTTGGTGCAACTATAGAGTAATTCATTTTAACTTTAGTATAATCACTTTTAGGGCGCATCATATTTTTCGCCATCTCCCATTTAAGTAGCTTTTCAGTACCCAATATCATAGCGCCATCGTAAAGACACTCTATAGATCTTAGCATTCTACCATATCCACCCTCCATGTCACTAGGCGGGTTATATTGATCGTCTCTTGGTATAATTTTATCTGCGCCTGTTCCAGTTTCTTTAACCTTGTAAACCTCGTTCATATAAGTTTTATAGTTAAAGTATAAAACCTGAACAGTGTTGTTATCCTCTTTATCTGATGAAAATCTTGTTGTATTATTATTTCTGTTAAATGTTTTGTTTTTCATTATATCCTCAAGATCAATCTCTGTTAAATGAGGAAATTGTTTTGCTAATTCATTTACTGGAATAGATTTAACTTCACCAACATAGTAGATATCATCAAAATAAGGTGAATCACTATAAGAGTAAACTAAGTTAGCAGGATCAACATAATCTATAACAACACCTTCAGACGTATTGAATGAAGTTTTAACAGCACCTATACCTAAAACCGTTAAATCGTAGTAAAACCTTTTCTTTATTAACTCATAGTTACTACCCTCAAACAAGACGTTTAAAGCCTGCTCTTCAGCTAATTCTACAGCCTGCTTATAGGTTAACTGCATGTGTAAGCCAAGTTCCTCGTCAGACGTGGGCAACTCCTCGATATTACTTTCACTTAAGTCAACTCCAATTTCACCCTCAAGTTCCTTGTCAAAATCCCGCATTCTCATGTCCCTTATAATTCTTTCCATGTAGTCGGTTCTCTTATCAACGCCGTTTGGTGACTGTGAAAAAGCTTTTATATCATAAGTTCTCTCGGCTATACCGTTTACAACTATGTCTACAAACTTAGAAATAATTGGAACAGGCGTCCAATCTAAATTTAAATAGGACAAATCACCGTTTATAGATAACTCATCCTTATATTTTTGAATAGATTGCTCGCCTCTAGCGTACAATCTTAAATTATGAAAATCATTATGATTAGTTCTATACCTAGTATTACTCCTATCATTATTAAACCACTCTTGCTCTATTGCTTTACCTACTTTCAAACCATAATCATAGCTTAGCTTCTCAGCATCACTTACAGTTTGACTCGGGAAATAACTTTTAATGCCAGACTCTGCCATATTTATTATTTGATTATTTGTGAATTACTTCCAGTATTACTATACTTGGAAATGTTTATATTTAGTGGTTGTTTTTCAACCTTAGCATTTGGTGCATATAAATGTCTATTATTAGCCATAATAGCTAAACCAGAGCTTATTGATGCATCATGCTTTGTTCTTTTGTTTATGTCAAACTTTGCCCAATCATTTAACAACTCATTGAAATACAAATCACCAAAAGTTCCATCTTGTTTAATTCCAACGTGATCTTGTATATACATTTCGATAGCCGCCGCGTGAGCTTGTTTAATATCTTCTGAGGAGTTAGGTATACCTCCAACTTCTTTTTCTGCAACGGACAACTTATTCCATATTTTATCAGGTCTATTCATGCTAAAACCTCTATATCCTCTACGCCTTAAGTAATACAAGAGACGAGGTTTATTGTTTTCTGCGAGTATTGGCATTCCGTAAAATACTAAAGCCATTAGAACGTCTTCAAAAAACATCTCGGCTGTTGGCGGTCTTGATAAGTACTCTAAAAAGAAACTGTTAGCCGGGGCGTCTTCCATACTGAACCTAGTTAAACCGTGTAAAGCTCCTTTCGATCCAACTCCATCTACCGTACCTGATATATCATAACTATCACAACCAAAAGCACCCATGTGCTCATTACCTGGATACTTGATGCCGTTTTTAAGTATTACCCTGTTTTGTAGCTGTTGAGGTGGAACCCAACTTAACTTAAATCTACCTTTTGGATCTGGATAGAATATTACTTGTGAATCTTTGATTCCATTAACCCATTGAAAATTACCTGTTGTAATCCCTAGAGTCCTGGTCATCTCCTCGTTGTAATCTATCTGCTCGTATAATTTAACTAAGTTAAATATACTATTTTTAGTCTCATCTCTAAACGCGTGCTCTGTAGTTCTTGGGAACTGACGGTAAAATTCGTTTAAAGCGTCTTGATCATCTTTTAAACCATCAACTTCATTCTGCCAGTTATCTATTACACCTACATCTATTAATTCACCGTCTGGTGTAAGTCTGTCGATATCAGGAGTAGTAAAGACTGGAATTCCATACTCGTCAATAAATCCTTCATAGTTCCATTCCATTGGGATAAAAAGAGAGTATAAGCCAGACTTTGTCTGACCATTTCTATTTCGCTTCGTGACATCTGAGGCATTGTATAATTTTTTAAAGTTTTCTCCACCTTTATCTAAAGCATTTGAGGTTGAGCCCATCATACATTTACCAATAATTCTACTACCTAATCGTAAACATGTTTTTGTAACCCTCCAGTTATTTAAAATATTATCGGGTCTCTCCCATTTACCAGATTCATCATGAACTAATAAAGCTAGTTTTTCACCATCATAACTATTGTCTCCAGTGTTTTTCCAGTCAATCGTCGTGTCCAAACCTTCGATTTCTTCCAAACCGTCTGTAGCTGACATCTTCTTCCTTGTAAACTTACTAGCAGGTACTCTGTAAGCAAGTTCGGATTTAGGACGATCCATACCATCTTGGATAGGTTTAAAAAAGAATGGATAGTTAATTGATATAGGAACCACTTTGTCCGTAAACATCTTCTTTGCATCTGATCCAGTTTTAGATAATATACCAAATCTACTATCACCCGCAAGAGTAGCTAAATTAACCGTTTCCGCTGATGACATAAAAGAAAATCCAGAACGTCTATTTTTAAGATAGCACATTCCGTAGCATCTTTTATCTGCTTTACAAGCTTCCCAGAATATATAAAACAATCTGTTTGCCTCTCTAAAATCTGGAGCACCAACATCAATTTTACTCCACTGTAAGTACATGTACTGCGTACCTGTTATCCAGGTTGGTTTACCATTATTTGTGAACCAGAATCCTTCTTCCCTTCTTCTGAACTCTTCGTCTATATAATCGTACCATTTTTCTTTACTGCTTTCCGGATAGTTTCTCCAATCGAATATATTTTTAATTCTCTGCAACTCCTTGGGATACTCGAATTTCACCCATTTGTTCTTCGGATCTTTGTATACTTCTTTAGGAGCTTTTGGTAGCGCAATAACTAGTCCTTGTACTTCTATTATCTCACCTATCTGACCGCTTTGAGATAACACTATAATATCGTGTTCTTTATCGTAACCGTATTTCCATTTCTTACCTTTGTTAAGACGACTGATTGTCGTTTTCTTAACAGGTTCAACTGTCTTAACTAAATTTTGCTCGTACATTATTTAGATCTACTTTCTGCGAATCCCTTAAAAGTTTTTTCCTTTGCCTCTTCAGGTGTTTTACCCTCAAGCAAGTTTTCTTCTTCTTCAATTCTGTTAAGTATCTCAAATGCGTCAAATATAGCTAATTTTTTAGAAGCCGCGGCATTCTTTAACTTATCAGCCGTTAAATCATCTTCAGAGTCAGTAACAATAGCTTCTTCACCTACTTTAATAAGTTCTTCAACTGCTTTGTGCCCAGCTTGGATTATACGTTTCTTCGTTTCCTTGATGTTCATATTTGATTGTAATAAAATTAGATAAAACTCGAAATAGTCTCTCGCCATCAACGATAAACTCATATTCACTA